ATTCTAATATTAAGCGACAAGCTCTGATCTTCTCATTATAGCATCGGACAATAGGTCAACAATACTGACTATATATAAAATGGTTTAGTGATAATTAATAGTTATAGGAATTTCTATTGATAATCATTAATTATCATTAGTAATATTGTACCGGTAAACCTACTTTTTTGATTTGCTATACCCCTTATACACCCAGATTGCGACCACGATTTATTATATATATATACATGGGACTCGAGGACTCCCTTACACAGTCAGCTAGATCGCTGGACTCCCTTATCCACACATACATTCATTTATTGCAAGACCACTATTAATAAACTAGATATGGTATATGGATCATTTTGGGTTAGACGATGTAGAATCAATCGCTTATGTTGATAAAAACAACAATGATGTTATTATAAGATTTGTTGGTTTTCCTAATGAATTAGCTTCACAGCTATTTATTAACTATGTTATGCTTTGTATTGGATTTGACTTTCAACCCACAGATAGTATGCCTAGCAAAAAAATACACTAAATATGGCTTCAAAACTAAAACCTAAAGATAATAAGTTTCACAAAGGTAATGGAGATGATGGTAAACACTATTGGCTTACTCCAGACGATTTAATGAAAGAACTAAATGATGAATTTAAGTTTGATTTTGATCCTTGTCCATATCCTAAACCAGAAGATTTTGATGGATTGACTAATGAATGGGGTAAATCAAATTATGTTAATCCACCATTCGGATCAATAATACATGAAGGAAAAAAGAAAGGTCCTACAGCATGGGTAAGAAAATCTATAGCTGAACATGAAAAAGGTAAAGATGTTGTATTTGTTTATCCTATAGATAAATGGGTATTAATGATGATTAAAGCTGGAGCAGAAATAAGAAACCTTGGAGATGTTAAATGGTTAGCAACAGAAGATAAATCAAAAGGCAAAGGAACAGGTAGACATATTGCTTGTTTTGTTTTGAAGAAATAATATGGATATTAAAATACCATACACACCTAGAAAGCATCAAGCTCTATTACACAAAAAAATATCAGAATACAGATGGAATGTATTAGTTTGTCATAGAAGGTTTGGCAAAACAGTATGTATGATCAACCATTTAATTAGGTCAGCATTGCTGTCCAAAAATAAGAACCCTAGGTATGCCTATATAGCACCCACCTTTAAACAAGCGAAAAGTATTGCTTGGGATTATATGAAACAATTTACAGCAAAGATACCTTATACAAAATTTAATGAAACAGAACTAAGAGTTGATTTACCTAATGGTTCTAGGATTACATTACTAGGTTCAGAAAACTCAGATGGCTTGAGAGGTATATACCTTGATGGTTGTGTGATTGATGAGTACGCAAATGTAAACAGTAGATTGTTTCCAGAAATAATTAGACCTGCACTATCAGATAGAAAAGGTTACTGTGTGTTTATTGGTACACCCATGGGAATGAACAACAACTTCTATGAACTATACCAACACGCACAAGGTGCTGATGATTGGTTCAACTACAAGGCAAAAGCTAGTGAAACAAAAATTGTAGATAACGAAGAGCTAGTCAAGGCAAAAGAGGTTATGGGAGATAAGAAGTTCCAGCAAGAGTTTGAATGTGATTGGATAGCAAACATAGAAGGTGCAGTATATTCAGATGTGCTTGGCAAGATGGAAGATAAAAAGCAGCTAACAAGAGTACCATACGACCCATCATTACCAGTATCAACATCATGGGATCTTGGAGTTTCAGATCATTCTGCAATAATATTTTTTCAGCAGTTAGGTAGATCAGTAAACATTATTGATTACCATGAGGAACGAGGTCAAGGTTTACCACACTATGTGCAGATTATTAAAGATAAAGATTATGTTTACAAAGATCATTTTGCACCACACGACATTGAAGTTACAGATTTTAGTAATGGTAAGACCAGGAGAGAGGTCGCATATCAATTAGGAGTTAGGTTTAAAGTCGTACCAAAAATTCCATTAGAAGATGGAATACACGCAACCACAATGACTTTGCCTAGATGCTGGATTGATACTGACCATTGCAAAAAGTTAATAGATGCGTTAAGACATTACCACAGGAAGTATATTGACAAAAATAGAATGTTCAGATCAAAACCTGTACATGATTGGAGTTCCCATGCTTGTGATGCTATGAGGTATCTAAGTGTAGGACTACAAGAAATTAATGATAGACAAACTGCTCCACAAAGTGTAGCAGATAATAGTTACAGGATTATTTAATATGGGATCACTTTTTAAACCAAAAATGCCACCGCTACCACCAGTTCAACCTTTGCCAGAACCGCCTAAAGCAGAAGTCTCGCAAGAGGAAAAAGACAGGATTGCGGCAGAACAAGCTGCGATTGAAAGAAAACGAAAAGGCAGAAAATCTACAATACTTACATCACCATTAGGAATTGAAGATGAAGCTGAAACAGAAAAGAAAACTTTACTAGGATCATAATGTTTGAAAAAATTAAAAAGATATTTAAAAAAAAACCAAAAGCACACAAAGAAAAAAGAGTTTACGAGAAAGCTATAGATCATGGTAATGACATTACTTTTGAAAATGAAGTTAAAAAACCAGAAGTAAAAGCTAAACCAAAAGATACAAAAGAAACTAAATCATCATTAACATTTGGAGAATAGTATGGGTGGAGCAGTAGCAAGAATAGTTAGACCAAGTAGACCAACACCAGCTCCTGTGGTTGCACCCACTGCACCAGAAGTTTCACAAGCAACAGCAACTGCAATGGATGGTTATGATTCAAGAAAGACTAAAGCAAAAGGTAGATCAACTACAATCTTAACAGGACCTAAAGGCATAGAAGAAGAAACATTAACATTAGGTAAGAAAAGTTTATTAGGACAATAATGGCAAGAACAGATTTAACTAAAAGTTTATTATCCAGATTTGAGAAACTTGAAGGTCAAAGGCAAAACTGGGAAACGCATTGGCAGGAAGTTGCAGATTATATGCAACCAAGAAAAGCAGATGTAACTAAACAAAGAGCTAGAGGTGATAAAAGAATGGAACAAGTTTTTGATTCATCACCCATACAAGCAGTAGAATTATTAGCAGCATCATTACATGGTATGCTAACAAATCCATCAACACCTTGGTTTACCCTAAGATTTAAAGATGAAGATATTGATAATGAAGATGAAGCAAAACTTTGGTTAGAGTCATCTACAGATGCAATGTACACAGCATTTAATAGATCAAACTTTCAACAAGAAATATTTGAATTGTACCATGACCTAATTACATTTGGTACAGCAGCAATGTTTATTGAAGAAGATAATGATGACATTATAAAATTTTCAACAAGACATATCAATGAAGTGTTCATTGCAGAAAATGATAAAGGTAGAATAGATACTATCTATAGAAAATTTAAAATATCAGCTAGAGCTGCAATTCAAAAATTTGGAGATGCAGTATCTTCTGATGTGCAAACAAAAGCAAAAAAAGATCCATACGAAGAAATGGAAATACTACACGCAGTTTATCCAAGATCAGAATTTAATCCTAACAAAAAAGATAAAAAGAATATGCCATTTGAATCTGTGTATATTGAATTTAAAAATGGTAATGAATTATCTGTATCTGGATTTAGAGAGTTTCCATTTGTAGTACCAAGATATTTAAAAGCATCAAATGAAATTTATGGAAGATCACCTGCAATGACAGCATTACCAGATGTTAAGATGTTAAATGAAATGTCAAAGACAACTATCAAAGCTGCACAGAAACAGGTAGACCCACCACTATTAGTTCCTGATGATGGATTCCTACTTCCAGTTAGAACTGTACCAGGTGGATTAAATTTTTATAGATCAGGTACAAGAGATAGAATTGAACCATTAAACATTGGTGCAAACAATCCATTAGGTTTAAATATGGAAGAGCAAAGAAGAGATAGTATTAGAGCTGTGTTCTATGTAAATCAATTAATGATGCAACAAGGTCCGCAAATGACAGCTACAGAAGTCATACAAAGAAATGAAGAGAAGATGAGATTGCTTGGACCTGTACTTGGTAGACTACAATCAGAATTATTAAAACCATTAATTGATAGAGTGTTTGCAATATTACTTCGTAACAATATGTTACCACAAGCTCCAGAGTTTTTATCAGGTAGAGATATAGAAATAGAATATG